CCGATCAAGTGAGCGTTGGGCGCCGGATATCCGCCTTGCGTCCACGGCGTCGTGTACAGGACGCTGCCGAAGTCCTTCGATAGACGGGCCGCGATGGAGAGGAACAGGCCGCCGTCCCAAACCATCGCTGTTTTATTTCTGAGGTTGACCATTATTTCAGCCTCAGCGAGATCGGGGCGCCGGAATCGTCCAGCCAGAGTGCAAAGCGTTGGATTGGCTTGACGAGTTGGGCGACATCGAACTTGCGGCACGAGGCGATGAACAGGTACGCGCCAGAGAAATCCGGCCATGTATCCAAAGCGATGAACGATTCGACGATCGGCTGGAACGCCGTCATGCCCGAGCCGCCCTTGCCTTCAATCGGGTATTCCCAGATCGACGCCTCGGCGACGGGCGTCATCCCCATGGCCTTGGTGCATTCGGCGAGAAACGCCTTCCAATCCTCTGCGGCAAGCCGCCCCCTCAATACAAGCGACTGGGAATGCATTCGCATCCCGAGGCTCGCGGCGCTCTCCGCCAGGTCGTCAATCATCAATCCGCCGCCCACTGCCAGATTAGATCCACCGCCGAGCCCAGTTCCAAGGGAACGTCTTTCGGCTCAACAAATTTACAGTCGCCCGGATAGGATGCACTGACCCACGGCAGGACGATGCAGCACGCCCGATAATACCGGAGACGATCGCTAACCTCTTCCCGGAAGAACCTCGCACCATCGCGGTCACTGTTTTTCTGAGCGGCCTTCTGCAGCGCAATCATTTCGTCACGCTCGCGGATGAACCGTGTCCGCAATTTTTCGACGGCATCGACGACTGGTGAGCACCATCGGACAAACGAATAACGCGCCTCGATCGGCGCCCGACTCTTGGCGCGCATCTGTTCTAAATCAGCCATAGACACGGCGCTGCCATCGCGAAGACGAATAGGCATGACAGCTATTTCCATTCCATCTTCGCGAGCTGCTTTTCAGATATCATGCCGGACTTGGCGAGCCGCTTGGCCTTTCGCTTGACGTGCTTGGGCAGCTTGCCGATCTTTCGGCCATGGTCGGCGCGGACGAAGTCCTTTCCGACCGACTTCGGGATGCCGAGGGTCGAGTGGCCTTCCTCAGCGGCGCGCATCGCCCGCGCTTGTGATTGACTTTCGGACGGCATTTCACGCTCCACGTTCTTGCCAAAGGCGACGGCCTTGTTGTTTTGCTGTGGCGCGCTATCAGCCATCGTCGCGCTCGATGAACGCCGGCTCGCCCGGCATCAGATCCTCGTCGTCGGCGCAGTCGCGCCATTCGTCCGGTTCGTCCGGGCCGTCATCGTCGCCCACGGCTGCGCAATCCCCGTCATCGTCGTCGTCATCCTCGGGGATGTGGCGAATGAGCGGCATTAGGTAGCAAGCTCACCTGAGCCATTCTGTAGCGTTACAGAGCGCCTTGTGGGGCGTTCTTTCGACACCGCGAAAGCGCGATAATGGCGACCTCAACAGGTAGGAGGAACACCATGTCAGTCGAGACCGATAGAGCCGCCGCGTCCTATGTTCAGGCATTCACGCCGGCCGGGCCGATTCTTAGCGCCACCATTGAGCAACAAGTGGCCCTCCAGCTCGCGCATGCTACCGAATACGCTGCGGCGCAACTCGGAATCATCGCGCGGGCGGCCGAGAAAATTGAAGCACATTTGGCGAAGATTGCTGCTGCAAATCCAACGCCGGGGTCAGTTGAGGAATTGGTGCAGCGCACCCTTTCGCACAAAAAGCCCTAGCCTCTTCTGCGGACAGGCCCGGCGTATTCTGGAATTGGCACCACATCGCCAAGGCCTCAGACAAGCCGTATCCGGCTTCCTGAATCTCGGGTAGGTCGGGAAGGTCTCGACGGCACATTGGTTTCCTTTCGTATGGCTAAGGGATTCACCCCGTGCAGTTCAAGTCTGACCGACAGCTGCACGGGGGAATGTTGGAACGTAGACCCGTTTCCAGGAGGTGGGACATGACATAGCGTTTACGCCGTCAGCTGGGATCGGGAGTCGCGCGCCAACGCGGCTTTCGATCTCGGCTTCGGGCCGGGGCTGGTTGCCTAGTGCCGGATTTCCACCTGCGCGCTAGAGGGTCCGATCCCCTTCCGGTCCACCTTTGCTCTCTTTACAGGAATCTCGCAATTCCGTCTATACCTCAGTGGCCTTGGCGGCCGCAGAGTAAGTGATCCCACATGGCCTCGAAACGCCGCCCTCGTTCGCGAACGAAAACCCGATCCCTTCCCGCTCCAGAACAACTCGCATTGCCATTCGAGTGGCCTCAATTGGCGCGCGCTTACCAGACTCAAAATCCTTCACGGTGGATAAACCGACCTTCGCGGCCTTCGCCAGGTCGTCTTGCGACCAAGAAAGCCAAGCGCGCGCGGCGCGACATTGCTCCGGTGTCATCCTTTTTGGTTAGCATCAAAGAAAAAGTTCGTCAAGGTCATCCTTTTTGGTTGACATCAGCCATATCAGCTAATATGGTCTACGTCATCCAAAAGGGATGGCTTAGACGTGGCCCAACACTTCCTTCTCTCGACTGCGGCACGGAGCCTGAGCCTCGCTCGGGTCGCCCGCATGTCGGACGAGGAAGCCGCCGAAGCCTTCAAGCAAATCCGTTGGAATGCGACCGGCGGCGAGCTCGAAAGGGTCAATTAGGCCCTTGGTGAGACTGCTACCTAATGCCGCGAATGAGGCCGCGCACGGATCACATCGTGGCCGCGATATTATTGATCTGGCCCGTTGCCGCGCCCGCCGACGTCGTAACCAGCATGACGACCTCAATCGCGATGTACTGGCCCGCGACAAGGCCCGCCGCGCCGGGAATGGTGAACGTGTAGTTCGTCGCCGTCCCAGTGAATTGCTGCGCTGCGGTAACACCGGCGATCGCGGTCTCGACGCCGTTGACCTCGGTGTAGGCCGCAAGCGTGAGCGTGGTCGAGGCCGCGATGACCGTCCCGGCGCCAGTGTAGTTCGCGTTGACCACGACCGGAATGGCTTGGCCGGTCACGTAGCTGTCCGCAACGTTCAATTCCCATAGCGCCTTGTCAGTCTTGGCGCTGGCCGACGTGGCCTCGCCGACCAGAACAAGGCTTGTGCCCGCCGTGCGAGACACACCGACCGTGCCAGCCGGCGTGCCCGCTGCGGCGGTCATGGGAACGCCCAGATCACTCTTGGCGTCGGTCAGGCGGAGATTGCGCGCCAAGCCGCCCTGCGCGGTCGGGACGAAGACCTCGGACGTCGATACGGGCTGGCCCATGCCGCCGTTGGCTCGGCCTTGATACAGCGTCGTGATGTACAGCGTTCCGCCGGAGACCGCGACGCTCTGCGTCATCAGTTCCGAGGCTTCAATGACCTGCGTCAAACTGGGGACCGGCGCGGGGGATTGATCCAGCACGGTTGACGGCGTGACGGCAAAGGCGGCCCCGCCCAGAGCCAAGACGGCGACCGCCGCCAGAAGCAGGCGATTGAGTTTCATGTGTCTCGTCCTTTTACAGCAGCAACCCATTGGACTGAGCATACTCAATCGGGTCGCGCGCATTCTTCGACAGGTTGCAAGGCGGGCATAGAAGCTGCAAATTGTTTGGCCAATTCGTCCCGCCCTTGGCCAACGGTTGAATATGATCGACGTGAAAGTGCTTCTTGATCCGCTTGCCGCAGGAGGCACACTTTCCTTTTTGCGCCCTGCCGATGCGATCTATATATTCTGCCGTCCAAACCCCACCTGCATTGCGTTCTCGCGCTCGGCGGGTGTGCTTGAAGATTCTTTGCGCCTCCGGATTGGCGGCCGACCATCTTAGGTTAGCTAAACGCTCTTGTTCCGGATTAGCGGCATAACGCGCACGCCTCGCCGCTTGAAGCGCATCGCGGTTGGCAACGCGATAATTACGAACCTTATCCTGGTTCTCTGCGAGCCACTTACGGTGTCTGATTTTAGCATCATCTATATTGTCGTGGTAATACGCGCGCATCTTAGAGATTATTTTATCTCGGTTCTCTAGATGGTATTCTCGGCTTTTCTTTCGCAACCTATCCGTATTCGTGTTGTAACGTGTCTTGGCGTGGACACAAGCGCAATCTACACAAGTGCGATTAGCGACAAACCGCTTAGCCGCGTGACCGCGTTTGCACAAATGACCGGAGAAATACCATGTCGCGCCGAGCGCCAGCGCCTCTTTGCGAGTGCGCGGCAATTGCTCTAGGTTGTCGTCAGCCATCGGTCCGGTTCCATCGGATTGTTGGTCAGAGGGCCGTTGCGATTGGCGTCGCTGCGGCCCTTGTTTTGCGAGCTATCTGATCGCCCTCTACCATACTCCAAAGAATGTGCGACCGCCAGCGACCGTCAATCTTCCCGTAGGACTTCGCGAAGCCCTCGATCTTGAACCCGACGAACTCAAGCAAATGGTTCGAATTCCGGTTCTCGGGCAACGTCGCGGCCTCAACCCTATGCAGGCGGAGCGCGTCGAAGGCGAAGGCCAAGCCGACACGCAAGGCGCGCAAGGACAGGCCAGACCCGGAATATTGCTTGCCTACCCATCCGCCGAGAATGGCGCTCTGAGCCGCCCCGCGCCTTACTTGGCCGAACGATAGCTGACCAAAGAGCCGCGAGTCTGACGCCCGGAACAGCAGGAACGTGTACCCGCGATCGTCCTCGATCTCTGCCGCCTGCGTCGCCAACCTTCGCCGGAACCCAGTCAACGACATCTCGTCGGTGGTCCAAGTCGGCTCCCATGGCGCGATGAACCCTTGGCTCGACCGGCGAAGCTCGGACCATTCCTCAAAGTCGCCGATCGACGCGGGGCGGAGATAGACGCCGTGGCCCTCAATCACAGGTTGTGGTCATCCATCAAAAATGACCTCTAGAACCGGCCAGACAGCACCAATAGGTTGAAATCGGCTAAATCGTAAGCGCGTCGAAGTCATCGCTGCGACGCCGGAGATCGCCGTAGCCGTCTTGGACCTTCGGCTTTTCCTCTTTCGGCGGGGTGGCGTCGATCATTGTATCGAGGAGCTGGCCTATTAAACCTAGGCAATCCACAATATCGTCGTGAACGCCGGCGGGAAACCGCAGCAGCTCGCTTTCGAATTCGCCGCGCCACGGGGCATTGGCCGGAATGCGTAGCCCTCGCGTCGCGACCAGACCGCGGAAGCTCTGCGCCCTAACGGCTTTATCGCCCCGCGTCGGGAACTGCTCCCTCGCCACGTAGGCCTTACGCGCCCTCATCTCGCGCTCTAGGAACGGACCGACGCCGGACTTGATCTGGCCGGTTTCCTCGGCCCAGCCCATTGGCTTCCACTTGATCACGAGATCGCAGAGCGCCTCGACCCAGTCATCGCTCGACGCCTGCTTGCGCCAGACGTCGACCATCCACGGATTGCCGTCGCTGTCGAGGCCTAGAACCCCGTGGACCGTGTAGTCGCCGCCACCGCCCGTCACTGCGTAGTCAGAACCGCCATAGAGCCGTAGGCTTTCCTTGGGCGGCACAACGTCGACGGGAAGCAGCCACTCGCGCTTGAAATAGTTGCCAGTGTCAGGGACAGGCTCTTGCTGGTAAAGGGCTGACCACGTTCGCGGATCGCCAGTAGTTTCAGCTTTACGGTCCCTCAGAAACCGCCCGTAATCGTAACCGCTTGGTTCATCCCAAAGCATGACGCCGGCGGGGCGCCCAAGCGGATCGTCGACGGGACCAAGCGACTCGGCCCTGATCTTCAACCGCCGGTAAGGCTTGCCTATTTCGTCCATTTGCTTGGCGACACGGCCGGCCAGATCATCCTCGTGGAAGCGCTGATGCATGATCACGCGCTTTGCGCCAGGCCGCAGACGGGACGAGAAATCGTTGATGTACCAATCCCATACGCGGTCGCGAATGCGCTTCGACTCCGCGTCCTCTCGCGAGCCGAAAGGATCATCGATGATCCCGAGCGCCGCCCTAAACCCGAGGATGCCGACACCGACGCCAACCGCGTAATATTCCCCTCCGCCGACCGTCGCCCAGCGGTTTGCCGCCGTGCTGTCCGCGCTTAGTGCAACGCCCAGAAGCTTGCCGGCGTCGCCGACCAAGTTGCGGGTCTTTCGCCCCCAACGCTCGGCCAGCTCGGACGAATGCGAGGCCGTTAGAACATCGGCCTCTGGCGATCTTGCCAAATAATGAGCTGGAAACAGATAGTTGACCCACGTCGATTTAGCCGAGCCTGGCGGCCATTCGATCAGCAGCAGGTCGTCATCGCCTTGGATGAGCACTTCTAACTCTGCGCAAAGCAGCCGATGATGAGGAGCCGGCTCAAAGCCGCGCGCGCGCCCGAACTCAATTAAGCTTCGACGGGCTGCCCGGCGTTTCAGCAGCTCTCTCGCCGCTTCCGCCGGCGATACGCGCGAGGTCGTCATCGCTTAGGCCAGATGCTTCATGCTTGATGACAACCTCAGTCTTGTCACGCCAGACTTCGCCGCGCCGGTTCTTCAGCCATTGCATCGCGGCTCCAGGATCGGGCGGAACATGCTCGACCGTCTTGGCGCGAACGACTTCTCCTTGAAACTGAAAGACTTTCTCGCTCTCAAACGAGTACCCGACCGCGCGACCAAACAGCGCGCGCTCAACACGGTCGTCGGCCGCTTCCTTGCCGGCCTTAGTCGCGTCGCAGAAGTCCCGATGATAGTTGCGCCAGCGGTAGATTGTCGCAGTGTCGACGGTAAAGAACTTGGCAAGTTCCCAGTCTGTTGCGCCGAGTTCGCATAGCCCTTGCGCTTGCTTGGCGTATTCGGGCTTATAGGTTTCGGGACGACCCATCGCCTTCTTTCGTCCCGCTCCGGGTCTTTTACCGCCACGAGGCATAGTTTGAATTCCTGGGTTCAATCAAACGCGGGGCTGCCACTCTTACGTCTCCCCTTCTGGGATTGAATGTCGGTCGCGTTTGGGCTTGCGGCTCGGTTTGGGTGAGCGCTGACGCGGGGTGTTTGGTTTCCGGTCCCGTTGGCCGTCTGGCGCGCGATCGGCGTCTGTGGGCTTCTTATCCGATTTTGCAGCATCAACGACGGAGTCCGGCGGCAAGTTTGCCCCCGGCATTTCGCGCGAAACGCCGATGTTTTGAATCACCACAACTACTCCGGGCGTCACCTGGGTGGCGGTCAAGCCAAAATTGCCAGGGGCAATTCCAAAATTGGCGTTGAGGAACCAGCGACCTTCGCGAATGCCAGCTGATTTCAATATCAATTCGATCAGCTCGCGAGGGTTGACCGAATATTGACTAACCTCAGCCATTTAGCGCTCCGCAATCAGAAGAGGGGGCGTGGCTGTGGCTTGCGTC